GTTGGCCCGGAACAACAGCTCCGTGGAGGCCCTGGGCAACAGCTCCGTGGAGGCCTGGGACAACAGCTCCGTGGTGGCCTGGGACAACAGCTCCGTGTTGGCCCTGGGCAACAGCTCCGTGGTGGCCCGGGGCAATTCCCAGATTACTGATCGGACCACGGACCACAAAATCGCAATCTCTGGCAATGCGAGGATCGTGTACGATCCCCGAACTCCCCAGGAATATGCAAGCTACACCGGAGCGGAGGTCCAGGACGGGAAAATCCGTTTATATAAGGCTGTACATAAGCGTGATGGTCGCTTTATTTCCGAACATGATCCGCGCTTTACGTATACCATCGGCGAAGAAGTCGTTGCTGACAGTTTGACCACCGACACATTGGAAGATTGCGGGCATGGCATCCACGCGGCGCATGTGGGATGGTGCTTAGACTTCGGCGACTCCTGGGACGATCTGGCGATCCTGGAGGTGGAGATGGACATGGACGGGCTGGTTGTCCCCGTCATGGGATGCGGAAAAGTCCGCGCTGCCAAGTGCAAGGTCATCCGGGAGGTGCCGCTGGAGGAATGCGGTATCTATGGCAAGATACTGGCGAAAAGGCGCAAGGCCAAGCAGTCATGAGCCTGGCGGAGCTGCAGCAGCGGTATGGGGTGGTGATCGTGATAAGCCAGTGCGAAGTAACAACGCAATGCCTCGCCTGCAATAACGCTTACGGCGGGTGCCAATGGAGCAGAGACTTTATCCCAATACCGGGATGGGACGCGATCAGAAACGATCTGGTTGATACAGCGCCTTACCACCGGGAGATCGAGTCTTACACCGTTTTGGACTGCCCCGAATTTGAGCTGGACCCAAGATTTTCCAGCGAATACCAGAAATATTCCCCGGAAAACGTCAGGCGGGCGGTTTTAGCCCGAAAGCAGAGAAGAGGACAGCAACATGCGGATTTGGAATAGGTGGGCAGATGAGAACTACGATGACCCGAAGCCGAAAGGCACCTGCTGCATCTGCGGAAGCGAGATCGAGTGGGACGAAGAAGCGGTAGAGATATCGTGGTACCAGGTGGCCCATCAAGAGTGTTTCAGACAGTTGGGAGGGGAGCCGATTGAGGGCGATTGAACGGGCTGTCACCCATTACACAAAGGCGGCAGTAGACATTTACTTCCCGGACGGTCATGTCTGCTGTGAGCTGTGCCCGCTGATGGAAACTTACGCCAGAAAGCAGTGCCGCCGCACCGGCGAGTACCTGCTGGACACCAGAGGTATCGGGGCCTACTGCCCCTTGAAATTTGAGGAGGAAGGCAATGGATAACTTACAGATCTATGAAAGCGTCCGCAAGGTCCCGGACAACGCTAAGCGGAGCATCCAGGCAGGGCGTTTGAAAGGGAAGACGGACATCAACCCCATGTGGCGCATCAAGTGCTTGACAGAGGCATTCGGCCCCTGCGGCATCGGCTGGAAATATACGATCCGCGAAAAGCGCCTGGAACATGGAGCAAACGGAGAGATTTCCGCTTTTGTGGACATTGACCTGTACATCAAAGCAGACGGCCAGTGGTCAGAAGCTATCCCCGGAACAGGCGGCAGCGCCTTTGTCGCCAAGGAAAAAAGCGGCATGTACACCTCTGACGAGTGCTTTAAGATGGCCCTTACAGACGCTATCAGCGTATCCTGCAAGGCCCTTGGCATGGGAGCGGACGTGTACTGGGACGCTGACAGAACGAAGTACAGCGGCGCCTATGATGCTTCCCAGCAGCCGCCTACCCAGGGGAAAGAGGAACCACGCCTTTGTGCCGACTGCGGAAAGACGATCCAGGACATGAGAAAAGCAAACGGGGAGCCGTGGCCCGCATCGGAGATCGCGCAGTACACCAACCGGCGCTATGGACGTCCACTGTGTCCCTATTGTGCATCGGAAGAGGCTGTGAGGCTGAAAAATGCGAACGCCGGTTGATACCGTCCGTGGCCGGATCGTGGGCTACGATGAGCGGACCTGCGAGGCCCTTGTCCGGGTCCCTTACGATGATTGGCCCACCATGGTCAAGCGGGAGTACAAGGAGTGCCTGGTCCAGATGGTGGACAGCCGCCCGCTGTCGGACAAGCAGCGGCGTATGTGCTACGCCCTCCTGCGGGAGATCAGCGATTACACCGGCATGGGGGCAGACCCGACGAAAGAGTACATGAAGCTTAAATTCCTGGCGGAGGACATGGGAGAGACGGCGGACGCCATCTTCTCCCTGGCCAACGCCCCCATGAGCCTTGTGTGCGCGTTCCAGCGGTTCCTGATCCGGTTCATCCTGGACTGGGACATCCCCTGTAAAGTGCCGCTGCTGGACTACGTAGACGATGTGGGCGATTACATCTACCACTGCCTGGTCACAAAGAAGTGCTGCATCTGCGGCAAGCCCTGCGACCTGCACCACGTGGACCGTGTAGGCATGGGCAGGGACCGGCACGACATGTGCCATGAGGGCATGGAGGCCCTGCCACTGTGCCGTGGGCACCACATGGAGGCCCACACCATGCCCGACACGGAATTTTTTGAAAAGTACCATCTGCCCGGCGGTATCAAGCTGGACAAGACCCTGTGCCGCATCTACCGGCTGGGGAAGAAGAAGAATGGAGGAGCAAGCAATGGAAATCAGCGCAAAGAGGTTTGAGGAGCTGGTCACGGCCAATGCGTATTTGACCATCGTTGTAGGCCTGCACAGCAGAGGCAATGACTATATAGTCAGAGACGTGCTGGACATCGTTAAGATGAGCGCGGCCGAGGAGGACCGGGAGTGGCTGTTGCCTGAAATCAAGATTGACGGGGAGGAAATCAAAAGTGGAACAATTGCTAGTTAAGCGGATTGACGCCGCAAAGGCGCTGGAGATCAGTGTGGACACCCTGGACTGGCTTTGCCAGACGGGCAAAATTCGGAAGATCACCATTGGTTCCCGGGTGTATTTCAGCCCGGAAGAGCTGCGGGCGTTCGTGAAGGAGGAGGGCAAGTTATGCTGAACCGCATTACCATCATGGGCCGCCTGACCCGTGACCCGGAGCTGAAGAAAACGCAGGCTGGTCTGTCTGTGACCAGCTTCACTCTGGCGGTGGACCGGGATTTCAAGGTCGAGGACGGGCAGAAAGAGGTCGATTTCATCTACGTGGTGGCCTGGCGTCAGACCGCTGAGTTCGTCTGCAAGTACCTCGCCAAGGGCCGCATGGCGGTGGCAGACGGCAGGCTCCAGCTCCGCGACTGGACAGATCGGGACGGCAACAAGCGCCGCAGCGCTGAGGTGGTCGCCAGCAGCGTCTATTTCGCCGACAGCAAGCGGGACCAGGGCGAGGCCACCCAGGGGCGCGGCGGGTACCGGGATGAGCCTGTACGCGGCTTTGAGCCCATCGACGATGACGACGACCTCCCGTTCTAAGGCGGTGAGAGCGTGGCATGGTTTAAAGCGTACAGCACGCTGGCACGTCACCCCAAAACGCTGAAGCTATCCAGGCTGTTGCGAGTAGACCGGCGGTACGCCGTCGGCCTACTCCACGACCTGTTCACGTGGGGGACAAGCGCCGCGGATAAAAACGGCGTTCTGGTCGGCCTGGTGGCTGAGGATATCTGGTCGGCCCTGGACTTCCCTCCCAAAAAAGGTGTCGAGGTAGTAGCCGCTCTGGTGGAGGTTGGCTACCTGGATGAGACGGGCGATGGCTACGCCATCCATAACTGGTACGACTACAACGGCAAATACAGCGAGGACAAGGAGAAAGGCCGGGACCGTGTGCGGCGTTACCGTAACAAGCGGGAAGCGGACGCGTAACAGCTCATTTTGAACGTTACTGTAACGCAGATTTAACGTTGCTCTAACGCAAAATGTAACGTTACTGTAACGCAAATTTAACGTTACAGTAACGCAAAAAACGACGTTACTGTAACGCCGATGTAACGGGATAGAAAAGAAGAGAAGAGAAAAGAAAAGATATATCTTCTTACGGGAGATGGAGGAGGAATAAGTCTCTGCATAGACTGAGAGACTTTCCACCACCCCCTCCACCGGGAAAGAGAGGCATTGTGACACGAGAAGAGACGGACAGGCTGTTTGACCTGCTGGCGCTGTACCGGCCAGGGGACCGGCATCTGACGGACAAGCAGCACCGTGCATTATGGGCCTTTACCCTGGAGCCTTACAGCCCGGAGGATGTGCGGGAAGCCGTAAGGGATTACTTCCAGGAAAACAAATTCTGGCCGGATGTGACGGACATTTCCAGCCGATGCCCAAAACCGGAGAAACCAGGAAAGACGGCGGAAACCAGCGATAGGGCCGACCTTGACCGCCGGGAGTGGGAGCGGTACAGGCCAACACGCGAGCGGTGGGAAAGGCTGGTACAGCAGCGCCGGGAAGCCGGGCTTCCAGGAACGATCCGGGAAGCGGCGGCTGCCGGATTGTCTGAGCTGGACTGGACCGCAGAGCTGGAGAAAGCAGGCCTTGCATGGAACTCATAGCCAGCTTTACCATCCCCTACCCGCCGACGAAAAAGGGCAAGGCGGCGTTTTGCAGGAAGTACGGACTGAATGCCTACTACGCCGGGAAGCCGTGGCCGGTTCGGAGCCGGGAAGCCAAAGACCTGCACCTGCTGACAGAGCTGGCCATGCGGAAAGCGGGCGTACAGAAGCGGATGGTCACAGGGCCGGTGGCAGTGAGTTTCCGGTGGGACGATGGGCTGGACATAGACAACCACGCTGTGCTCGGCAAGGCCATCGTAGACGCCATGAAAGGCTGGCTGCTGCCAAATGACAGCCCCCGCTGGGTGCGCCGCGTGTCCCACAGCTACTGGAACCATGGCTGCATCGGCGTGTGGGTAGAAGAATTTCGGGAGGAATGAGACATGCCAGAATTGACGCACTTGTCCTTGTTCAGCGGCATCGGTGGGCTGGACCTGGCCGCAGAATGGGCCGGGTTCCGAACCGTCGGGCAGTGCGAATTTGCGGATTTTCCGACAAAAGTTTTGGAAAAACACTGGCCGGATGTGCCGAGATGGAGGGATATCCGAACACTGACAGGAGATAGTTTTTATGAACGTACAGGAATGCGAACAGTTGACGTTATTTCCGGGGGGTTCCCCTGCCAGCCGTTCAGCGTTGCCGGGAAGCGCAGAGGCCAGGAAGATGACCGTTACCTCTGGCCTGAGATGCTCCGAGTTGCCAAAGAAATCCGGCCAAGATGGATTGTCGGAGAAAATGTATCTGGACTTGTTCGAGACGCACTTGACGAAATACTTGAAAGTCTCATCAAAGAGAACTACACAGCTAGGGCATACGCTTACAAGGCTTGTGAGGTTGGAGCACCATTCGCCGGAGACAGGATTGCTATTGTGGCCTCGGCCAACGACAGGAGCGCCTCTGTGTGGAGGAACGCACAATTTCAGACAGATGGAGAAGCTGCGGGACAAAGGCGTGATAACGGAGGAGGAGCGCCGAAATTTAACGCAGGGCAATGGTGGGAACTCGAACCCCGCCCTTATGGAGTGGCTTATGGGGTTCTCAATCGGGTGGACAGACTTAAATGCCTTGGAAACGCTGTAGTTCCGCAACAGTTTTACCCAATTTTCAGGGCAATTGCTGAGATTGAGAGGGATAGCTGAATGGACAGCAAGGAGATCGACATGGCCATGCGGATGCAGACGCCGATCTTGTATGAAGGGCGGCGCTACGATCGCATTTCGGAGTACGTGTCGTGGTACGACAGGAAAGGGAACCGGCAGCTTTCTGCGGTGCTTTTGGACGGGAGGTGCGCCGTCCGTGTGGCGGCGGAGAAGGTCCGGCCGGTGGAGGAATAAGCAAGTGGAATATCTTGATTTTTTACGGTCAAAGATCGTGACCGCACCGCTGGGCGGGTTCCGGGTGGACCCAAAGGACTTGAATCAGGCACTGAAGCCCCATCAGCGGGACGCTGTGGCGTGGGCGCTTCTGGGCGGACGGCAGGCGCTGTTCGAGAGCTTCGGACTTGGGAAAACTGCGCAGGAGCTGGAGTTCTGCCGCCAGGTGGTCTTACATGAGGGCGGACAGGCTCTGATCGTTTTGCCGCTTGGCGTCCGGCAGGAGTTTGTCAGAGACGCAACACAGCTGCTTGGCATGGAGGCCCCGCAGTATGTGCGGACCATGGAGGAAGCAGCGCAGCATCCAAATGCCGCCATCCTCATGACCAACTATGAGCGGGTGCGGGATGGCGACATGGACCCAACAGCGTTTACTGCCGTGTGCCTGGATGAGGCGTCGGTGCTGAGGAGCTATGGCAGCAAGACCTACCAGACGTTTCTGGACAAGTTCCGGGGCATCCGCTATAAGCTGGTCTGCACCGCTACGCCGTCCCCCAACAAGTACAAGGAGCTGATCCATTACGCCGGGTTCCTGGAGGTCATGGACACTGGACAGGCGTTGACCAGATTTTTCCAGCGGGACAGCACAAAGGCCAATAACCTGACGCTGTATCCCCACAAGGAAGATGAATTCTGGCTGTGGGTGTCCACCTGGGCGCTGGTCATTACAAAGCCCTCGGACCTTGGCTATGACGACGCCGGATACGCTCTGCCGCCCATGGAGGTGCGTACACACATCATCCGGGATACTTACGGGGAGGCGGTAGACCGGGACGGGCAGGTTAAGTTTACCAACGACGTTGCCATGTCCCTACAGGAAGCCAGCCGGGAGAAGCGGGAGAGCATCGACAAGCGGGTGGCGAAGGCGAAGGAGATCGTGGACAGCGACCCGGAGGCGCACTTTATCCTCTGGCACGACCTGGAAGCGGAGCGCCACGCCATCAAGGCGGCGATCCCCGATGTGGTGGATATCTATGGCTCCATGGACTACGACCAGAGGGAGAAGCGGGTGATCGACTTTTCCGAGGGGCGGACCCGCCTGTTTGCCACGAAAAAGGAGCTGTCCGGCTCCGGCTGCAACTTCCAGCGGTACTGTCACCGGGCCATCTTCGTTGGCATTGACTACGAGTTCAACGATTTCATACAGGCGATCCACCGCATTTACCGCTTCCTGCAAAACGAACAGGTCATCATCGACATCATCTACACGGAGGCGGAGGACCCCATCTACCGGACGCTGGTGGAAAAATGGCGGCAGCACGATACGCTCCAGCAGAAAATGCGGGAGATCGTGCAGAAATACGGCCTGGGCGGAGCCGCCGCCGCAGAGACTATGGCCAGAAGCATTGGAGTGCAGAGAGTGGAAGTCAAGGGAAAGAATTTCACAGCCGTGAATAACGACTGCGTAGAGGAGACAGGCCGGATGGAGGATAACAGCGTTGACCTGATCGTCACGTCCATCCCATTCTCCAATCACTATGAGTATACACCCAGCTACAACGATTTCGGGCACAACGAGGATACCGCCAGGTTCTTTGACCAGATGGACTATTTGACGCCCAATCTGCTGCGGGTGTTGAAGCCCGGCCGGGTGTTCGCCTGCCATGTCAAGGACCGGGTGCTGTTCGGCAACGCCACCGGCATGGGTATGCCCACCATGGAGCCGTTCCACGCCCAGTGTATCCAGCACTATATGGGCCATGGGTTCGCCTATTTCGGCATGATCACCGTGGTGACGGACGTGGTACGGGAGAACAACCAGACCTACCGGCTGGGCTGGACGGAACAGTGCAAGGACGGCAGCAAGATGGGTGTCGGCTGTCCTGAGTATATCCTTCTGTTCCGCAAGCTGCCTACAGACCGTACGAAGGCTTACGCCGATGAGCCGGTGAGCAAGACCAAGGATGAGTACACCCGCGCACAGTGGCAGATAGACGCACACGGGTTCTGGCGCTCCAGCGGCGACCGGCTTATGACTAAAGAGGAGCTGGAGCATGTCCCTGTTGACCGGCTCCAGGCGGCATACCGCAAGTACAGCCGTGACACGGTATACAGCTATGAGGACCACGTTGCGCTGTCGAAAAAGCTGGACGAAGATGGACACCTTCCGGCGACCTTTATGGTGGTGGCCCCCGGCAGTTGGTCCCCGGATGTATGGGACGATGTGAACCGGATGCGGACGCTGAATACATCCCAGAGCCAGCGGCGGCAGCAGCTCCATGTATGTCCCCTGCAATTCGACATCGTTGACCGGCTCATCAACCGGTACAGCAATCCCGGAGATCTCGTGCTGGACCCCTTCGGCGGCATCGGCACCGTAGCCCTGGAGGCTATGAAAGCTGGGCGGCGTGGGTATACCATCGAGCTGAACAACGCCTATTTCCGGGATGCTGTGGGCTACCTGAAGGGCTATGAGGACACCGACCAGAATATGAGCCTGTTTGATTTTGTGGGGTGACAAAAGGAAATGGGAAAGAAACCTAATCACCTGTTGGATGGTATCGAAACGAAGTGGCGCATGTACTACGATGCCCTGTATCACAAGCGGGTCGCCATGACGGTGCAGATGTGCGGCGACGCGGCGACCGTTGCAGCTAATGAAGTTTTTCACATGGGCCCTGGGCGGGCGGAGCAATTCTGCAAGGCTTACCAGGAGGCACTGGACGGCATGTCAACGCTCCTGCTGGCCGATCAGAAAGACGATGCCGATTATGCGTACACCCGGGAAAAGGTGGACCAGCGGCTGAAAGCAATCTGCGGGGAGCACTTCTCCCCGCGGGAAGAACGATATGGAGGGTAAGTGATGGACCGATTGACAGGAAAACACTATGGCGCTGAAGATTACTATATGATCTGCTCCGAAAAATGCGCAGGCGACGCTGAACTGTGTGTAGGATGTCCGGAAGTTGATAAGATCATTAACCGGCTGGGCGCTTACGAGGACACCGGACTGACGCCGGAGGAAGTGCTCGCTGTCAAACACGCTCTTATGGGAAAAGAAATCGCAAGGATCACGGAGTTTGACGGTGTCCAAATCTCGCAGCTGCGAGAGCTGGCGGAGGCCGAGAAGGACGGGCGGCTGGTGGTACTGCCCGCAAAGACAGTATTCGAGTTAGGATACTTTCCAGGCAAAAAATGTGATGGCAATTGCCCTGTTCTTATAGACGGCAGAGGTTGCTGCGATTTCTGTGATAACAGCGAGCTGGCGATCTGCAAAGTACGATGCCGTCAAGACCATATTCCGAATATCGGCAAAACTGTTTTCTTGACCTGCGACGATGCCGAGGCGGCGTCGGAGGCGCAGAAGGGATGTGGCGAGAGATGACCATAGAAGATGCTATCAAAAGCCTTGAGGAAAATGTGGAGTACTGTGAAAGCATATCAGCCCCCTTCCTCAAGATGAGTCGAGAGCGCGATGCTTGGATTAAAGCTCTAGAACTGGCAATCGCCGCTCTCCGCGCCCAGCAGGAGGCGGAGAAGAAAAATACGCTGAAGACTACATGGGAGACTCCTGAATCTTGCCAACGCTGCATGGAGCATCTGTCAAGGGATTGGTCTTTCTGCCCGGAATGTGGGCGGCCCACGGACTGGAGCCCGAACGATCCGTTGACCTTGGACGAGCTGAGGAAGATGGGCGGGGAGCCATATTGGCACGTTGGATTGCAAGAGGACAGTCCACCGCCGCATTGGTCTATTTTGGACGCACATTTTGCGCAGCATATCGAGGACTATGGGTATGGTGAGCGTTGGCTTGCTTACCGCCGCAAGCCAAAGGAGGATGCGAAATGAGTGAATGGATCAGTGTGAAGGATAGGCTGCCGGAGAATGAGGTAGACGCTATTCTTGCTATTCTTCTGAACGGAAATTATTACGTCATGATAGGGCGGCGCAGCGGATACGTCTGGGATATCTACACTTTAGACGGAATCCAATGGGTAAACAGTGTCACACACTGGATGCCGCTGCCGGAACCGCCAAAGGAGGCACCACATGAAAATTGATCGGGTGCAATGGGTGGCGGTGCGCAGGGCGGATGACGCAGTATACAGCGGCAGACAGGACCTCTACGACTTCCGCACGCCGGATGAGCTGGGCAATCTGCCTATCAAGTACTACCAGACCGCTTATCAGGCGGTATCCAGGGCGGCAGCGGCGACCGGGCTGCGCCCAGGCGAGGTCGTAGCAAGGATGGCCCGGGAGACCGTGGAGATCATGTAGGAGGTGGTGCTATGGACGATTTCCCCGGCAGGCTGCGGAGACTGCGGGAGAGAAAACGACCTGTTGTAAGTATGATCGTGACCGGTGAGCTGATGGGCCTGAAAAGCCCAAGTATGCTCAGACGATATGAACGGGGCGAAGCGGAGCCGACCTTATCGGCACTGAAAAAGATAGCCGCATATTATGGCGTGTCCCTGGACTATTTGGCCGGTCTGAAAGAGGAAAAATAAATTTTCAAAATTGTCATTATAATGACAGCGGCTTTTCAATTTTATGCGATAATGGGAGATGTGGGGGATGATGCGCCACATCTCCCATCTTGCTTCCTCTCCTCCTTCCTCCAAACCGCCCGGGGCCCGTGGCGGCGAATAACGGGCCATTTATATGCCGCAGGCTAACACCAGCTCAATACCGGGCCGGGAGGTCGCACCTCCCATGCGGCACCACATGATTTGATACCGGAGGTAGTCAAAATGAACAATAAGAGTTATGTAAACTTGGGGGGGGGGGCAGCCTAGTTGCCGCTCTGTTCACCTTGCACAAAGCGGGGTGACGGGATGATATTCAATCCGATTGTGGTCAATGGGGGAGACAGCGGCCATGCTTTACCAGAGGGATACCCTAGTGAATCTATCCTGTCTATAGTTTATGGGGACGACTCCCATGCCCTAGACGTGGCGGATGTTCTGTCTAAAGTTCCGGACGGAAATTTAGAAGCAGTCTATTCGCTGTGGTTTAATGTTTTGTCCCCTCTCGCTGCGTCCGATATTGCGGGATGTGAGGTATGTGGTTATGCCGACATAGATCATGGGTATGTGATAGATTGTGGTGCACTTTTACCATCCAGTATTGCTGACAGGATTGATATTGATCTAGACGGCAATAAAATCATAAGCGATGCTGGCATATTCGCAGATGGACAAGCATATTTAGTCCAAATTATCTACTGGTAGCAAATTCCCGCATAACTGAGAGGTGGTGGAGGTGGCCGCACGGCTGACGGATAAGCCACCGGAGAAGGAGGTGAGCCCATTGTGGCAAAAGGTAAGTTTCAAAGATGGCTGGAGCCGGACGGGCTCACGCTGCTGGAGGGCTGGGCAAGAGACGGCCTGACCGATGAGCAGATAGCCAATAACTGCGGGATATCAATTGCGACGCTCTACGACTGGAAAAACAGGTTCCCCGATATTTCGGAGGCCCTAAAAAGGGGAAAAGCAGTCGTTGATTACGAAGTGGAGAGCGCTTTGCTGAAAAACGCCATGAAAGGCGACACGACCGCTCAAATATTCTGGCTCAAGAACCGGCGACCGGATAAGTGGCGGGATAAGCCGGAAGTGAAGGTCGATATCTCCCAGCCTGTGAAGGTAATTATTGATGTCTGATATTTACCTGTCCCAGAAAATCGGCCCGGCGTTTTATCCGCTGGCCAGAGATGTATTCCGTCATGGGCACACACACTATGACCTGTCCGGCGGGCGTGGTTCGCTGAAATCGTCCTGCGTATCTATTTTGGTTCCCCTGCTCCTGGTAAACAATCCAGGCACTCACGCCCTTGTCCTGCGGAAGGTAGCAAACACTATCAGAGATAGCGTCTATGCTCAGTATATCTGGGCCATCGGGGAACTGGGCATGGCGGACTATTGGGAGGCTAAAGTCTCGCCCATGGAGCTGATCTATAAGCCTACTGGGCAAAAGATCATGTTCCGGGGCGCTGACGATCCCATGAAGATCAAGTCCATCAAGGTGCCGTTTGGCTATATCGCCGTGACACACTTTGAGGAAAAGGACCAATTTTCCGGACGATTTGAGATACGGACCATTTTACAGTCCACCATGCGCGGCGGTTCTGTGTTCTGGAATTTCGAGAGCTATAACCCGCCTATCAGCCGCGACAACTGGGCAAACAAGGACAGTTTGGAGGAGCGCTCAGACCGATATTGCCATAAGAGCACTTACCTGGAGGCTCCGGCAGATTGGCTGGGAGGACAATTCCTGGCCGAGGCGGAACACCTGAAACAGACAGATGAGCGGGCCTATCAGCATGAATATCTTGGGATACCGGTTGGCACCGGTGGGAATGTATTCGACAAGCTGGAGCTGCGGGAGATCACAGACGATGAGATATCCCGGTTCGATAAGATATACCAAGGTGTGGACTGGGGTTTTGCCCCTGACCCATTCGCTTTTATCCGTGTTCACTATGACCGGGCCAGAGAAAAGCTGTATCTCCTGGATGAGCTGTATGTGAACCGGTGGAGTAATACAAGAACAGCGGAGTGGATACGAGATAAGGGATATACCGACGCTTATATTACCTGCGACAGCGCAGAGCCAAAGAGCGTAGCGGATTACCGGTCCTGCGGGCTCCCGGCGCAAGAAGCCGTCAAAGGCCCCGGCTCCGTAGAACACGGCATGAAGTGGCTGCAAGTGCGGTCCATCGTCATTGACCGGAAGCGGACGCCAAACGCCTATGATGAATTTGTCAACTATGAGTATGACCGGAACAAGGACGGGGAGATCATCAGCGGATACCCGGATGCAAATAACCATTTGATAGACGCGCTCCGATACGCCATGGAGCGGATGAGTAGGAGGTACGGCAGCAGCGCATGAACATCTTTGAAAAACTCAAGGCTTTTGGCTTTGACACTGTGCCGGAGGACTTCTATTCCAATATCGGCGTGTGGAAAAGCTGGTACGATGGTGATGTCAAAAATTTCCATACATACAAGGTCTACAACGGGTCGTCACATGTAACCTGCCACCGCTATACAATGGGTATGGCAAAGAAGGTGTCGGAGGATTGGGCGAACCTTTTGATGAACGAAAAGGTCAAGATCACGCTGGAGGGGCAGAAAGAGCAGGAGTTTTTTGACAACTTCTGCCAGGACAACGCCTTTTTGGTCAAGTGCAACGAGATGCAGGAGCTCAAGTTTGCTATGGGTACGGTGGCCTATGTGCCCCGTGTGACCGGACTGGTTGTAGATGATGCCACTGGCAGGCTGGCGGGGCCTGCGGCCCGTATTCGGCTGGACTACTGCACAGCGGAGAACATTTTCCCTCTGGCCTGGGAAAACGGGAAAGTGACAGAGTGCGCTTTCGCTTCCAGACGGACCATTCAGAACGAAAAGTATCTTTATCTCCAGATCCACCGCAAAGAAGCCAGCGGCGAATATGCCATCCATAACGTTTTGTACAGGGACAACAGCGGCAGTTTATCCGAGGTGGAGATGGGAACGGTACCTGGCTTTGAAAATGTCTCCTCCGTTATTCACACTGCCAGCGATCAGCGGCAGTTCGTCATTGACAGGCCCAATATTGCCAACAATGTGGACGTGTACCTCCCCATGGGAATCTCCGTATATGCCAACGCCATAGACAATCTGAAAGGTGTGGATGTGGCATATGATAGCTATGTCAATGAGTTTATCCTGAGTAAGAAGCGGATCATCGTAAAACCGCAAGCCACCGGTGACCTGGATGGGAACCCGTATTTCGACCCGAACGACACGATCTACTATGTGCTGCCGGAGGATGGGAAGCCCGGAGACATCATCCAGCAAGTGGACATGAACCTGCGGACGGCAGAACATAACGCCGGTATCCAGGATATGCTCAATGTGCTGTCCAGCAAGTGCGGGTTTGGAGAGAATCACTACAAGTATGACAACGGGAGCATCGCCACGGCGACCCAGGTCGTGAGCGAAAACTCCACATTGTTCCGCACGATCAAAAAGCACGAGATCATCCTGGAAGATGTCCTGCGGGAGCTGTGCCAGATCGTCCTGCGGATGGGCAACAAATATCTGTCCGCTGGACTGAATGAAGATGTTGAGATATCCATTGACTTTGACGACAGCATCATCGAGGACAAGCAGGTTGAGTTTACCAGGGATTTGCAGATGCTAAACGCCGGGATCATCAATGATTGGGAGTTCCGCATGAAGTGGAAGAACGAGGATGAAGCCACCGCCAAGGCGGCGCTGCCTAAGATGCAGGATATGGTAACTGAGGGCGAAGAGGAGATCGAGTAATGGCTCGCTACCCTTTTTCTCCAGAGTTGTTGGACGCCCTCCCAGAGGAGCTGGCGGAGCTGTTCCGAAACCTGGAGCTGACCCTGTTGCAAGAAATCTGCTCCAGGCTCAAAGCGGCGGACCAGCTCAACGAGGTCACAGTGCAGGACATCCGGGCGCTGCGGTCTCACGGCATCGACCTGAAGGACATCGAGCGGGCCATCCAGAATACCACCGGCATCAGCCAAAAGAAGCTTGATGAGCTTCTGGAGGAGGTGGTGGAGCGGAACCAGCAGTACTACCGTGAAGTCATCGACCTGGCCCATGTAACCGCTCCAGAGACCCTTGTAAACGCTGCTGATATAGCGGCTATCACCGCACAGACCCAGCGTGAGTTCGGGAACCTGACCCGCTCCATGGGATTTTTGGTGGACAATGGGCGCACGATGCTTCCACCGGCCAGAGCCTATCAATGGGCGCTGGACAATGCGGAGCTTCAGGTCCAGTCCGGGGCCATCAGCTACAACCAGGCTATCGCCAGCGCCGTGAAGCAGCTGGCGGACAGCGGTATCAAGACGGTGAGCTATGAGAGCGGCCATGTGGACAACATCGACGTAGCTGTCAGGCGGGCCGTTATGACCGGCGTATCGCAGCTGTGCGCCAAGTACACGGAGCAGAGCGCCGATTACCTGGGCACGCGGTATTTTGAGATATCCGCCCATAGCGGTGCCCGGGACAAGCCGGGGCCTTCCCCGTGGTCCTCGCACAAGGATTGGCAGGGCAAGGTCTATTACGCCAGCGACCACGGAGAGCCTGACCCGCTGGGCAAATACCCTGACCTGGTGGAAAAGACCGGCTGGGGATATGTGGACGGCCTGGAAGGAGCTAACTGCCGACACAGGCGCTGGGCCTGGTTAGAGGGCGTCATGGAGCGCACATACACGGACGAACAGCTGGAGCACATCGACGATGGCCTTGGCTGCGAGTTCGAGGGCAAGCAGTACACGGCGTATGAGGCCACCCAGATGCAGCGACGGCTTGAGCGGACCATGCGTAAGCTCAAGCGGGAAAAGGCGGCGTATAAGGCCGCTGGGCTGGAGGACAAGGCCCAGGAGACCAACATCCACCTCCAGCGCATAAGCAGGAAGTACAAGGATTTCAGCAAGGCCGCAGGTCTTCCGGAGCAGCGGGAAAGGGCAAAGGTGCTGTATGAACGATAAGGAACTGAAAGAGATATTGACCACCTGGGAGGCCGTGAAGGAGATCCTGAAACGCGGCAATGACGCTGTTATCCGGAAAAAGGACAGCGGCCATGTGGTCATCGAGGATAAGCGAACAATCAAACATATCTCCCGGTGAATAGGCACCGGGAAAGGGCAATTGGAGCCAGCTACCGAGGATTTCTCGGCAGTTGGCTCTTCTTTTTGGTAAATGCCGCGCAAGCGGATTTATGGGCGACGGCCCAAAAACGGCACCCGACGGGGTGACTAATAAACGGAGGTAGAAAAATGCCTGAACCTATCAACAATCCGACCAACACGCCCACACCGGCCGCGACGCCGGGACCTGCGCCTGAGCAGACCTTCACCCAGGCGGAGGTTGATGCGCTGATCGGGAAGCGGCTTGCGAAAGCCATGAAGGGGATGCCCAGTGAAGAGGAGCTGTCCGCCTACCGGGCATGGAAAGAGAGCCAGCAGACCGAGAAGGACCGCATGGACACGCTGACCCGCGAGCGGAATGAGAGCAAGAGCGCCCTTGCCTCCGCCCAGGCAGAGCTTGAGCAGCTGAAGCGCGAAAAGCTTTTGCTGAACAAGGGCGTTCCCACTGATGATGTGGACTACTACGCATTTAAGATCGGGAAGCTGGTCACGGACAGCAAAGACTTTGAAAAGGCCGCAGAGGAGTATTTCAAGGACAAGGACCCCGGTCAAAAGGTGCGGGTAGAAATGACCGCCCCCCTTGGCGGGAATGGGAGTATTCCCACGGCAAACGATGCAATGAACGCGCTTATCAGAGGCGCAAGAAAGTGAGGTAACAACATTATGCCTGCAAACATTATCAGCAGAAATGACCTGTCCGGGCTTATCCCGGAGCCGGTAACTCGCGAGATCATCCAGGGCGTGACGGAGGGGTCTGCCGTTCTCCAGATGGGCCGCAGACTGCCCAACATGACCAGCAGGACCCAGTCCATGAACGTGCTGGATATGCTGCCCATGGCCTACTGGGTGGACGGTGATACCGGCGTGAAACAGACCACTAAGATGGCGTGGTCCAAGAAGAAGATCGTTGCCGAGGAGCTGGCCGTCATCGTCCCCATTCCGGAGGCGGTTCTGGATGACAGCAACTACGACATCTGGGGCGAGGTTCGGCCCAGACTGGTAGAGGCGTTCGGCCAGAAAATCGACGAAGCGATCCTGTTCGGCGTGGACAAGCCCACCTCCTGGCGGGATGACCTTCTGACCACCGCAACCGCCGCAGGTGCTGTGGTTGCTCAGACTGGCGACGTGTACACCGACATCATGGGTGTTGGCGGCGTCATTTCCAAGGTGGAGGAGAGCGGCTTCCTGCCCACTGGCGCTATGTCCGCCGTGAAAATGCGGGCCATCCTGCGCGGTCTCAAGGACAGCACCGGCAATCCCATCTTTAAGACCGATATGCAGGGCAGCACCCCGTATTCTCTGGACGGCGTGCCCATGACCTTCCCCATGAACGGCGCTTTCGACCCTACAAAGGCGCTGATGATCCTGGGAGACTTCAAGCAGCTGGTGTACTCCATCCGCCAGGATGTGACCTACAAGGTGCTGACTGAGGCCACCATTATTGACCCCACCACCAAAGAGGTTGTTTACTCCCTGGCCCAGCAGGATATGGTGGCGCTCCGTGCCGTCATGCGGCTTGGCTGGGAGATCCCCAACCCCATCAGCGCTTTCCAGCCTGATGAGAGCAAGCGGTATCCCTTCGCAGTGTACACTCCGGCGGTGGGGGGTTAATCGCACCGCTGAGTGAGCCTGCGGCGGCTGCGCTCCGTAAGACCAGAAAGCGGAGCGCGGCTGCTGTCGGCGGTGCCGATAAGGCCGAATGAAAGGAGCTGGGCTGATGGTATACGCAGATTACGCATACTACACGACCATGTACATGGGCGTGTCCATCCCGGCGGATGACTTCCCCCGCCTTGCCGTTCGGGCCAGCTCTTTCCTGGACTATTACACCCAGGGCCGAGCGGAAAAGCGCCCGGAGCTGGACGCTCTGAAAATGGCCTGCTGCGCAATAGCGGACCAATATCAGGTCATGGACCAGGCCCAGGCGCTTATGAGCCGGGCGGCATCCACCGACACCAGCGGTGAACTGCAAAGCCAGAGTGTAGGCGGCTGGACCAAAACATACCGCAGCGGGTGGGACGGAGCGAAAGCGGCGGCGGATGCGGCAAATATCGCCAGATCGTCCCTTGCGGATATCGCCCAGCAGTACCTGGCCGGTACGGGCCTCATCTACCGTGGGGGGAGGTGCTGCCATGTTCCCCCACACGGTGACGGTCTATAACGTCCACACCGAGGAGACGCCGGAAACGGGGTTCCAGCGGGTGACGGTGAACCATATCACCATCCTGCGGGGCGTGTTCCTGGAGGCCTCCAAGGCCCAGAACGTGCGCCAAAGCGGCATGGAAGGGGCGGATGCGGTCAACCTGTATATCCCGTTCTCCGTGCCCGCTGTGGATGCTGTGACGGGCATGGAGCGGCGGTATGTGGGGCCTATCGAGTTCTGGAAAGCGGATGACAGGTCCGGCATCTGGACCATATCGCCCCAAGGAAACTGCTTTTTCGTCAAGGGTGAAGCGGTACATCCGGACTGGACAGCCCAGCGTATCGAGGCCGCTTACGACGATGTGTACAACGTCACGAAAGTGGACGTGAAGGATTTCGGCGGAGACATGGCCCATTTTGAAGTGGGAGGCAAGTAATGCTGAAATTCACCGTCCACACCGACATGGGCGAAAAGCTGGCCGCAAAGCTGGCCGCCGCCTCCACCAGAGGCGAACACGCCGTAGCGGTCCGGGTGGCCAAGGATACATCCCCGTTTGTGCCGTTCCTGACCGAGTCCCTGGACAAGCGTACACGGGTAGACGGGAACTTCATCATCTATCCGGGTCCTTCCGCGCGGATGCTGTACCACGGAAAGTTGATGGTTGACCCTAACACCGGAAGCAGCTACGCCCCGGAAGGAGGAACAAAGGTCGTTACGGACAAGGACCTTGTTTTCAACAAAAGCGGACACGCCCAAGCGCAAGCCTATTGGTTTGAGGCATCCAAGGCGCAGAACCTGGATGCGTGGCTGAGGGTGGCGCAGAAAGCGGTGAAGAAGGCATGAAGCTGACCGAAAAGCCCAGAAGCCTGGTTGCCCAGCAGGAGGTGGAGACGATCTCCCGAGCTATGCTGACCTGGGCAAACACGTTCCCGGACAAGCCGGTTGGGACCATCGACTACGAGAACCTGCATATGCGCACAGGTGAAGAAACGGCTATGGCCTTATCCACCATCCAGGGCGCGTACATCAACAAGCGGTACATCTGCGGCGGATATGAGGCCGAATATCAGTTCAAAATCATCTACCGCATCAAGCCCGGAAACAGCAACCACGACCGCCTGTCCGCCGACGAACTGCTCAACCGGTTCGGCGACTGGGCACGGAGTCAAAAGCCTGAGCTGGGGGAGTACATCCGTGCTATCCGAGTGGAACCTACCACCCAATCCTCCAAGTTCGGGGAATATCCCGATGGATACGAGGACTACCAAATCCTCATGAAACTAACTTACGAGGTGAATGTGTAAATGGCTGACTATGAATTTAACACCAACCCTGGCGAAACCGTAGCCCGTGAACTGCTGATCGCCTATCTGAATACCGGAACGGCCTCCGCCCCTGTGTGGTCCCCCATCGGAAAGCGCGTGACCGACAGCTCCATCGAATTTGACTGGAGCACCGAGTCCAGTACCGATATCCTGGGAGACACCTACACCACTGGCAAGAAGGCCACCAAGACCCAGAGCTTCGACCCCTGGGACCTGGACGCTGGAGACGCCGCCCAGAAGAAGATTTGGAACCTGGCCATCAAGGACAACAACGTCAACGCCTTGCTGAACCAGGACATGCTCATCGCCCACTTTTACGCCGGTACTGAGGGCAACTTTGCGGAGCGCTATGCCTCCTGCTCTGTGCTTCCCACCGGCCTTGGCGGTGAGGGCGGCAGCAACGTGGGTATGCCCATCGAGGTTACTTACGGCGGAACCCGGACCATCGGCACCGTGACTAAGGTCAACGGCACTGTGACCTTTACGGAGGAAGCTGCCTGATGCCTGATATCAAGTTTGAGACCGGCAAGGTCACCTATACCCTTAACGGGGACACCGCCGTTTCCTTCAACCCCACGGACAGCGCCTTTGTGGAAAAGCTGTTCAACGCCTTCGACACCCTGGACAAGCGCCAGGACGCCTATAAGGCGGAGGTGGAGAAGCTGGGGGACAAGCGGGAGATTTTCGACATCGCCCGGAAGCGTGACGCCGAAATGCGGGAGATCATCGACGGCGTGTTTGAAGCGCCGGTGTGCAAGGCCCTGTTCGGCGGCATGAACGTGTACGCCATGGCCGATGGCCTGCCCGCATGGGCCAACCTGATGCTGGCGGTCATGGACGAGATCGACACCACCTTCGCCAAGCAGAAGAAGCTGACCGACCCCCGCATTTCCAAGTATCTGGCCCGCTACCACAAGTGACCGCCCTGCTGCCAGTTGCGCTGGAGGTGGGCGGCGTGGAATACGCCATCCGGTCTGATTTCCGGGATGTGCTGAACATCTGCGCCGCCCTCTCTGACCCGGACCTGGACGGGCAGGAACAGGCGTTTGTGCTGCTGGACGGGTTCTACCCAGGCTTCAACGAAATGCCGCCTGAGCACTACCAGGAGGCCATAGAGCGGTGCTTCTGGTTCATCGGCGGCGGTGAGGACGGCGGGCAGAAGAAGTCCCCCAAGCTGGTGGACTGGGAACAGGACCTAAAGTACATCATACCGCCTGTCAACCGTGTGGCGGGGATGGAGGTCCGCTCTGTGGAATACCTGCATTGGTGGTCATTCCTGGGATACTTCAACGAGATCGGCGACTGCCTTTTTGCCCAGATCGTGCGCATCCGGGACCGCAAGGCCCGGGGCAAGAGCCTGGACAAGTCCGACCGGGAGTGGTACCGCCAGAACCGCGACCTGGTGGACATCAAGACCCGCTACTCCGACGCCGACCAGCAGATATTTAAGGAGTGGGGTATCGGATAAGCCTCAAAATTGCACCTTGACAACTTCACATGAGATAGCGGAAATAAAAAACGGCCTCGGATACCGGGACCGTTTCGTGGAAGTCATCTGGCTTTGTCCAAAGGATATCTTACAAGAGGACCGACAGCATCAGCCCAGCCGAGCAGTTTGTTTACACCCTCCCGGGTCATGCTATGTTCTTCGATAAGGTCGTCCAGTTTGTCCTCAACGCTGTTGAGACGGCGGTCAATAGCCGCAATCTGCTTCTGCATGGTGTCCATTTTGCCTTGCATGGTGTTCATTTGGCCTTGCATACTGTTCATTTGAACTTGCATGGTGGAAAGCATCTCTAAAATCTTTTCCTCGTTGTTCATGTTCATCACCCCTAACAGCTATTATACGGGGCGGAGATGGCAATGTCAAGGCTGAAAAATAGCTGTGAGCTGCGGCAACAGGAAGCCGTGTAAGTTGCTCTTGATAACTTCTTTCCCCTGTGGTATTCTGATGCCACAGGGAGGGATGCGATATGGCAAATTACACAACTAATACCAGTGACAAGAAAAAACGGACAGTATTACTTTTTTGGCTGGTTGGTGCGCTTGGACTTTTTGGATTAGAGTACTTTTATGTATGCAAATTCAAAAAAGGCATCATTCGGCTGCTAATTGGGTTGTTTGCATTGATTGCTATGGTTGCAATGAAAGGGGAAGAAATGTTTATCCCAGTATCATTGCTGTTTTGGGCAATCCTTGCTTTACCTAATCTGTTCAAGATATTGTTTGGCGCGTTTAGGGACAATGTTGGGCAACCGATAAGAGAATAATTGATGCAGCAATATCCGCTATCTCATATGAGGTAGCGGGTATTTTTTATACTTTGAAAGCGTGGTGAGAATATGACAGACGCTGACGGCTCCGTGATTATCGAAGTCGATGCCAATGACCAAAAAGCACAAAAAAAGCTGGAAAATTTGGCAAAAAAGGCCCAAAAGGTCGTAGACGGCATTGATGAGAAAAAAGAGATCAATGTTGCCCTAAATGTTTCCGATGCAGAGCGCGAACTTAAGCGGCTTGAAAAAAGTATTACTTCTACCGAGGAGCGAATGCAGATCAAGCAGGTTGGCTTGCAAGGCCTCCAAGATGCGAAAAGAGCGATTGAAGCTCAACGGCAGGAGGCTATCAGCAAGGGCCAGGATGAACTTGTCATTGCGCTTGAAAAAGAGTGGGATGCAATCAATAAAAAGGTCGAAGCTTATCAACAGCAAATCGACGCTGCTGCCGCAAAGATTGAAGTGCAGAAAGAGAAATACGGTGAGCTTGCCCAGGAAATTGTTCGAGTCGCTGATGCTGAGAAGCAGCGAACCCCGGATGTAAGTACACGGTTTTCCGAAATATTTTCAAGCATCAAAAGCGCCCTGACAACTGCTGGGCGTGGTGCGCTGGAAACATTTAAGGAAGCGTTAAAAAGCATCCCTTCCAAAGCCGTATCCGTTGTTAAAACGGCGTTTACCGGAGTAAGAAAGGCCGTAACTGCTGCAACAAAAGGCATTATCGGCTTCGTAAAGAACATGAATGTTTTAGAGAAGCTATCCGATGCCTTTAAGAGCAAAATGAAGCGGTTGGGAAACATCCTCAAAAGCGCACTTGTCTTTTCTGTGATCTACAAGGGCCTGACCATGCTGAAAGAGCAGGTCGCCTCCTACCTCAGGACGAACGATGAGTTCTCTGCCGCACTTGGGAGGATAAAGGGAGCATTGCTGACAGCATTTCAACCGATTTACGATATTATCCTACCGGCCCTCGTGTCGCTTATGAACGCATTGGCAAATGTGATCGCAACAGTTACACAGTTTACCGCCTCTCTGTTCGGCACTACGGCCAAACAGGCACAGGCCAATGCCAAGAGCCTAAACAAGGAGGCAAAGGCACTGGAAGCGACTGGGAGTGCCGCGGAAGAAGCCGCCGGGTCTTTGGCTGGATTTGATGAGATCAACACCATCCAGACGGAAAACAAGGGCGACGGAGGGAGCGGTAGCACGGAGATTGTCCCGAACTTCGACTATGAGTACGCCGAAACAGCGTTCAAGTCCTGGGGAGAGGCATTTGACGCGTTCCTTAACCACATCCTGAATTTTGGTATTCCTAACCTCAAAAAAGCGTTTTCGTCTTTTGCAGCGTGGCTGAACAGCTTTTCTACAAGGCTCTACGAAATGTTTACGTTTCCCGGAGTTCGGCAAAAGGTGATACAGCTTGGGCGAGATCTCGCAATAGCACTAACCAATTTAGTAAATTCCATCGACTGGTACCGTTTGGGGCAAGCCCTGGGCGCTGGGATGAACTTGGCGCTTATGTTCATGATCGAATTTGTCTACAACTTTGATTGGGTCAATCTTGGGGAAAGCCTGGCGGATGGACTAAACGGCATCGTCTCCGAAATCGACTGGTATGCTGTGGGGCAATTCCTGTGGATGGGTTACAAAATCGCGCTGGAAACGCTGGCAGGCTTTATCAGTAATCTGGATATGCCGGAGTTGGCAAAGGCCGCAAGCGACATGGCAATTGGCTTCTTTAACTCCATCACAGAGACGATTAAAAACATCGACTGGAAGAAAATAGGCCAGCAGGTCAAAGAGTTCCTTACCAACATAAATTGGGCCGAAGTTGCAGAGGCATGTTTTGAGTCGATCGGTGCAGCATTTGGAGCGGCAACGGAATTCTTGTGGGGCCTCATTGAAGACGCCTGGAAATCTGTTGTGGACTGGTGGCATGATACGGCTTTTGAAGATGGGAAATTTACGTTCCAGGGCCTTTTGGATGGAATCGTGGAAGTCGCAAAGAACATTTACCATTGGATAAAGGAGCACATTGTGGATCCATTTGTAAATGGATTTAAGGACCTCATGGGAATTCATTCTCCATCCACCGTTATGGCCGATCTTGGCGGATACATTATGGACGGCCTGTTGAACGGCCTTGGCGGGAAAGTGCAAGAAGTGAAAGACCTGTTTTCCGGCCTGTGGAATGATATCAAATCGTGGTGGAATAGAAATGTGTCCAAATACTTTACGCTGGACTACTGGAAAGGTCTTGGAAAAGACATGATAGACGGCCTCCTGGATGGCCTGAACGGTATCTTTTCCGGCATTTCCACATGGGCATCTAACGTTTGGAGTAAAATCACAGGCGCATTTTCCAAGAAAAATGCAGTAGCAAGCGTAGAGAACAGCACATCCGCCGGTAGCGCCCGCATGGCAATCCCCAACATGCCAAGCATTGCGCCGCAGTCCATCCCCCGGCTTGCCACCGGCGGGGTCATTCCTCCCAACCGTGAGTTTATGGCGGTGCTGGGCGATCAGCACAGAGGGTACAACATCGAGGCCCCGGAGGACCTTATCCGGAAGATTGTCCGGGAGGAGGCCGGAGGCGGCAACGATGAAGTCGTGGCCCTGCTGCAAGAGCTGATCGCCGTTACCAGGGCTGGCCGCGTCATGCAGGTAGACCGCAAGGTGCTTGCCCGTACTGCGGTGGACGGCATCAACGATTTAACGACGCAGGCCGGTAAGCCGGTGCTGTTGTTCTGAGGTGAGCCATGGAAGTATTGAAGATCAACGGTACGGACTATTCCCGGTACATCAAGCACAAGGGCTACGGGTGGAGCAGGGAGGATCTGGACAGCGAAAAGACAAAACGGACCAAGGACGGAAAGCTGCGCCGGGACAAGATCACGACCAAGCGTAAGCTGAGCTATGAACTTATGCACATGACCCGCGCCCAGCTGGCCGACCTGGATGATGCCCTCAGCGCCCCCACATTTACCGCCACTTACCTGGACCTCCACGGCCAGGAGACCCGGACCTTCTACTGCTCGTCCTTCAAGGCGGACCTGGACAGCCTCTACGATGAGGACGGCACCTGGTCCGGGGCCAGCTTCAACATGATCGAGGTGTAATATGGCCCAGAAAACCAGTGAACTGTGGACAAGTCTGCTGACTACGGCTGGCACGGTCCGGGAATATCAGTTTGATATCGCCGGGACCATCTATGGCCCGGAGGCGGAGGTGGAGCACAGCACGGACAGCGGCCTCTTTGAGGAATTCGGCATCGGCAACGCCTCCTGCGCCAAGCTGACGCTTTCCCTCTACGCCGATGATATCCCCAAGGGTGCCACCATCAGGCGGTACATCCGTCTGCGCAACGGCCATACCGCCAGCGAGTGGCTGCCCAAGGGCGTGTTCTTCATCAACCGCCGGGCGGAGGATGACGGCTACTGGACCGTGGAGGCCTTTGACGCCATGCGCAAGGGCGACGCGGTGTGGACGCCTGACCAGTCCTTTGTATTCCCCATGACCATGCCGGACGCCGTTGCGGAGTTTTGCCGCATCATGGGCGTAAAGCTGGACAGCCGGACCGTGCTGAACAGCGCATACACCATCGACTATCCCGCCAACGACTACACCATCCGGGACGAGCTGCGCTTTATTGCCGCCGCCCACGGCGGGAACTGGATCATGACCGATGCGGGGGAGCTGTACCTGGTGCCGCTGCTGGATATTCCGGAGGAAACCAGCTATCTGGTGACAGAGCACGGCGACGCCATCACGTTTGGAGGTGTGCGCATCCTTGTCTGATAAGCATTATGTAGGCCTTGACGTGACCGGCTTTGAGGACCACGGCGAGCTGAAACCGGTATCCCGCGTAACCCTGATGTTGGACGATGAAAAAGCGCTGACTGCCGGAGACGATACAGGGTACGAGGTCCTTGCATCCTGCCCTCACGGCACACAGGAGATGGTGGACGCCCTCCTGACGAAGCTGCGAGGCAAGGTGTACCGGATGTACACGGCGGACGAGGCGGGACTGGACCCTGCGGCGGAGCTGGGGGACGGCGTGACCGTTGGCGGCCTGTATTCCATGATCTCCCGGCTGTCGGACGATGGGGAAGGGTATCCCAGTATCTCCGCGCCCGGGGAGGAGGAGCTGGAGGACGAATACCCCAGCGGCGGCCCCATGACCCGGGAGTTTAACCGCCAGCTGGCGGCAACGCGGTCCAGCATCACCAAGACGGCGGATGAGATCAGGCTGGAAGTCAAAAATGAAGTAGACGGCCTCAGCAGCTCTTTCACTGTTCAGTTGGACAACATCCGCAGCGAAGTGTCCGAAGCGAACGGGAACGCGTCTACAGCCCTTCAAACCGCCAACAGCTTCGAGACCCGCATCACAAGCGCAGAGAACTCGGCCTCCACCGCCTTGCAAACCGCCAACAGCTTCAGCGCTGAGATCAAAGATGCCCAGGCAAGCGCCAAGGCGGCGATCGACACTGTAAACGGCCTGACCTTCGAGGTGACAAACAGCGGGACCACCAGCTCCCTCAGGCTTAAATCTGGCAGTACCATGCTGACCAGCGCAGATATCAAGATAACCGGCTTTGTCACGTTCACGGACCTGTCCACAAAGGGCAAGACCACCATCAACGGGGACAATATCACCACCGGGCAAATATCCGCCGAACACATCGATACCAGTACGATAAAGCTGGAGACTGTGTATGGGAAAGACCGGAACAATAAAGCACTTTACACGGACAGCGATAATATCTACATCGGCGGAGACGGAACATTTAACTACAAAAATGTTTTGCTTTATGCGTATACCTCTGTAACAATAACGCAGTTTGGCGGTTCGGGGTCGCTGGTAATTTCGCCAAGTTCTAATGTCATCTATTCGGATTACCTCTGGGATTTGGGGAAATCAACAGAACCGTTCAACAAAATCTATTGTAATAAGCTATACGTAAATGGGAAAGAAATCACGGGTAGCCAGACCACAACCACAACTGTAAGCGAATTGGTGTATGGAAGCTATAAGGTCCAACTCACGTCTGTGAGCCTTACTCCAAGCAGCTCAACAATTTCGCTTGGGTCTTCCAGTACCTACTGGAAAGAGTTATACGCAAGCAAAATCCACTTAACGTCCAATTGTAGTTTTGAAGGGTATGCCGGGGACATAAAGGTAGACGGGAACCTGCGGCCCGTATCTACGTCCGACACACTGGGGACATCAAGCAATTATTGGGCAACTGCGTATATCACCAAACTGTATTTAAGCTCTACCTGCTATGTCACAGCGGGCAGTTCCAGTAGTATCAAGGTAGGTACAACCACCATCGGAGGCAGCAGCGGAAGCTCGTCCGTGAGCAAGCTGACCAGCGGGTCCTATAACGTGGAACTGAGCAGCACGACCCTGAAACCGAGTTCGACCAGTTTCAACCTGGGCAGCTCGTCCAACTACTGGAGCTATGTCCACGCACAGAATGTCCGCTTGTACTACAACGGCTCCACATATCTTACGTTAGCCTGCAATGTCAGCAAAAAACTGACCGTAAACGGAACAGCCATAAATTAGGGGGTACGCTATGAAACTCTATGAGATCGTCAATGCGGTCACGCCGCTTAGAAAGCTGGTGGCTCAAGATCTTAGCCTCAAGACCGCCTACCGGGTAAGTAAGCTGGTAGACAAGCTGAACACCCATCTGACCTATTTCGACCAAAACCGGGACCGTATTGCCAAGCTGGCGGACAACGACAGCAAGGAGCTGGACGAGCTTCTTGATGAGGACATTGACCTGGACGCGGACAAGGTCCAAATCAGTTTGGACGAGCCCGTGAAGCTGTCCGCCGGTGATATCGGCAGCCTGGAGAAGTTTATCGAGTTTGTGGACGCGGACGTGGAAGGGGCCTGATATGTACATCATCAACACGCAAAATCTGGCGGCTCTTCCGCTGGGGAAACAGGGGGAGAACCGGGCCCGTGGCATCATGTTTCGCGACCCGTTCGCCTGGCGGGATGAGTTTGGTCCAGGCGGCGTGCAGCTCCTTGTGCGCCGCCCCATGGAAGCCACCGCTTATCCGGTGGTGGTGGAGGCCACTGACTGCGGCTGGCTGTGGACGCTGACGGACACCGACACCGAGCGTTCAGGCCGTGGCGAGTGTGAGCTACGCTATCTGGTGGGGAACATAATAATCAAAAGCAAGACCTATCAGACCACCATTACGCCCTCTCTGGCCCCTGGAGAGCCGCCTACGCCCCCGGAACAATCCTACTTGGATCAAGTTACCGCCCAAGGTGCAAAGGCCGTCCAGGCCGCTGAAAACGCCCAGGAGGCGGCAACCCGTGCCGAGGACGCCGCCATGCATCAGCCTGTCATCCGAGATGGCAACTGGTGGACCTGGGACCCGGAAGTCGGAGACTACCAGGACACTGGGACGCCTGCCGTCAGCAGTGGGAGCGTATATAAGATCGGCCACGGCCTTAAAGTGGACGAGGAGACAAGTACACTGTCCGTGGATGCGGCGAACAAACTCAATGACGCAGAGGGGGACAACACCCGCCCCATCACGGCAGCGGCGGTAAACGATACTGTGGGTAATATCGAGGTCCTGCTGGGGACCATCTGACCATCTGAAAGGAGTTATAACACCATGAGCATTGCAACCGAGATCAGCCGTCTGCAGACGGACCGCAACACCATCCGAGCCAAGCTGGTAGAGCTGGGCATGGCGACCAATACGGCCAACCTGGATGCCCTGTCCGCTGCTATCGAGGGCCTGGTCAATCGAGGAGCGGTATCCGCAACCGTCCAGGAGGGAGATACGTACACCATCCCCGCAGGATATCACAACGGCTCCGGAACTGTCTCCGGTGTGGCGGGCGGCGGCAACTACACCCTCCAGTCCAAGACTGTCACTCCCACTAAAAAGCAGCAGAATATCACCCCGGACAGCGGCTACTACGGCCTGTCTGATGTGACCGTGGCGCCCATCCCGGATGCCTACCAGGACGTGTCCTCTGTCACTGCCGGGGCCGGAGACGTGCTGACGGGTAAGGTGTTTGTCACCGCAGACGGCAAGGTCGTTACCGGCACCATGGCAAACAACGGCGCGGCGGGTACCACCTTGACTGCTACCAGCATTACGTACACCATCCCCGCAGGCTACCACAACGGCAAGGGCGCGGTCAAAATCGTGCTGGAGGAAAAGTCCGTTACTCCCACCAAAGCTGCCCAGGTGGTCACGCCCACGGCCGGTAAGGTGCTCAGCAAAGTGACGGTGGGGGCCATCCCCGACAACTACATCGACACCAGCGACGCCGACGCTGTGGCGGCCAATATCCTGGAGGACAAGACTGCCTATGTGGCCGGAGCCAAGGTGACTGGCACAATGCCCAACAACGGGGCAGTAGGCGGCTCAATTGATGGCCTGACCGCCACCTCCATGGCCATCCCCGCCGGGTACACCACCGGTGGCACAGTAAGTTTGACGGACGGCATTGAGACGGCCCTGGCGGCCATCTGAGGGGGCGCGCTATGAGCGTACAGAGCGAAATGGACCGCATCCGCAGCAACGTGCAAAGCGCCCTGGGCGTGATCGCGGATACCGGTGTAGAGGTTCCTGCTGGGGCCAACAGTGACGCTTTGCCCGATGCTGCCCGTGCCTTGGCCAACGCCAAGCAGGACAAGCTCACCGGCAAGCAGGGCCAGATTGTGAGCTTCGGGGCCGACGGCAACGCCAAGGCGGAGGACGCGCCGTTCTTGCCCGCTGAGAATGGTGAGAATGGCAGTTTGATTCTCAATGATGTCTATTTAAACGGCAACAGCGTTAAAGAGGTAAACCAGCTTGAGGTCGCAGATCTCAAAATCATGAACGTCGCCGGCGGAACCCCGGTTGCCCGTATCATGGCAAGTACGGGCATGGTGGATTTTCAGTCCATTGATCTCCAGGTTGGTCTAACGCCGAAAGGCATCTATTCCGCCGCCAACAAAGGCTACGTTGACGGCCTCGCCGCCCATCAGGCTACCGTCACCCTCACGGCGGCGGGGTGGGCCAGCAAGGCCCAGACGGTGAGCGTGGCCGGCATCCTCAAAGATCAGACCAAGCAGGTGGTGGACGTAGCGCCGGCGGACACGGCCAGCCGGGACGCCTGGGCCAAGGCGGGCATCTGGTGTACCGACCCCACGGCGGACGGCAAGCTGACGTTCACCTGCGACACGGTCCCCACTGTGGCAGTCAACGTGCGCGTGCGGTGGCAGGGGGTGGCGGTGTGATCTTTAACCCGCTGCCGGATAAGCAGCAGAACGTCACCCTGACGCTGACAGGGAAAGAAATAAGTTCCCCAGGCGAGATAACTCCAGATGGAGAAATTACGATCAAATTGTGCGCTTACATTGCCATTGACGGCGTGAAGCATAGTCCGCCCAAGACGCTTACTGTTCCGGTTGGCACAACTGTTTCCTGCCACGCTGAGAGTTCTTTTAGCGGCGAAGGAAAAATAATCGTCAATGGGGCAACGACTGCACATGGGGTACCTGCCGAATACAATTATCTCGCCATACGGAACGCAACCATAAACTTCCAGATATCGAAAGACCAATATATGGTGGCCGTCATCACCATCACCGACACCTGAGAAAGGGAGGGACAGCGTACGGAGTTACTGCAAATCATCTTATCCTCGGGCGTCGGGGCTGGGGTCATGGCCATCGTGCTGGCGGCGCTCCAGCGGCACTGGGCGAAAAAGGACAAGCGGGATGACCGCATCGACCACCTGGTGGCCGCCCAGAAGGTGGTCATGGTGGACCGCATCCGCTACCTGGGGAGCAAGTACATCAGCCTCCACGAGATCACCCTGGAGGACAAGGAAAACCTCAAGGACATGCACAAGGCCTACCGTGGCCTGGGCGGCAACGGGCACCTTGAGACGGTCATGGCCGAGGTGGACAAGCTCCCGGTGGTGGACCACTACAGCCTATGAGCGGTAAGCGGGAAAAGCCCGGCCTTGTGGCCCGGCTGCGGCTCTGGGCGGCGGGAGTGCCCCACCTGTTCAGTAAGATCGTGGTGGCCTGGTGCGTGCTCTGCGGCACGGCGGCCAGCGCCTACGCCCTGCGCATCCTCAGCCGTACCGGCCACGACCCGGCGGCCCTGCTGGGGGTGATCCTGGCCTTCTTCGGCGGGGAGCTGCTGATCCTGTGCCTGAAGAAGATCCTGGGCGAATAGGAAGCGCTGAGCCGTGAGGCAGGCGTGACAACAAATTGACAGGGCGGATTTA